TCCGGTAGTTCCGGTAGTTCCGGTAGTTCCGGTAGTTCCGGACCTAGAAGATGGCAGGTTGGGGGTAGGCGCTGGGGTTCTGCCAGCAGCAACGTTACGCTGGTTAATTTCAGCTTGGCGTTCCCTAGCAGCACCACTTGCGTAGCCGGGAATATATTGTGTTTCTCTACGAATAGGCCCCCCTTTAGGGGCCGGTTTCATGTAGTCGGGAATACCGGAAGCACCAAAACTAATAGCCATTACCGCTCACCGCCCGGAGGCCTGTTCATCAGGAAATCAATAATGTCAGTCCACTGAAAAGGCTTGCGGTCAAAACCGAAAAACGCATCATTAATATCCATAGCAGGCTTATTCATACCCTCACCAGGAACAGTACTACCCATCTCAGGAGTCTCCGAACGAGCCATATACGCACGAATCAAAGCGTCGCGTTGCCCACCGGCAGACGAAGGCCTACGCTCCAAACCTTCGTAACTCTGTCGAGGCGAAGGGATGCGACCACCGGGCATAGGCGGGCTCATTGGGCGCTGAGGCATACGAGCACCCTGACCGCTATCCTGAACACCACCAGCCCTACGAGTCATCCGAGGACGAGCACTAGGGCGGTCTCTACGGTCACGATCCATGTTAGGCATAACAGCCATAATTAACTCCTTAGGAAGAGGCCTTACCGGGCATAGACGACAGACGGTTCATCATGGCACGCTCGCGTGCCTTCTTTTGCATGTCCTCATCGTCATACATTCCCTTCTGGGGAGCGAGGCGGTTACCCATGCTGGATTTGTCACGGTACATTATTTGTTAATCCTTTTCATTATAGCGTTGCCCCTAGCGGCTGCCATGTTGTCAACAAGGTTAGGGTACGGACGACCAGCAGACTTGGCGCGGGCTTTAGCCGAAGACTTTTGAGAAGGCGTCAAAGACTTACGCTCACTCTTAGGCTTGGGGTTTTTGGTGTCCCACACTTCTGGGGCCATTATGAAAGTCTCCTCATCAAAGCGTCACGTCTTGCAGCTGCTTTAACGTCACGTTGTTTGTAACCCGCCCTATCAGTTACTTTACCAACAGTTGGCATCGGGCGTCCACTCCCGTAATGCTTTTTTCCGGCAGCATAAGGGTTGAAACCTCCGCCACCTTGGGCAGGAGCACTAAATTGCACTCTGACGTTGTTCATTATGTGATTTCCTTGGACACTGTTTGCTTGGGGTTTACGTAAGTCATTAGTGAGAATAGTCTAACAGGGGCTGTCGTTGTGGAGCCGTCTGTCTCGAACTTGACGCGGAAGTAGATTTGGCGGAAACGCAACGATTTGAGGAACTTCACGAAAGTTCTGGTGAGTGCGTTACCGCCGACACTGATGTCTGTTTCGGTAGATGGTGCCTCGGTTTGCGGTTGACCCCATGTGAATGGCAACAAGGTACCCCAGTTACCGCCGTCAAGGAGGTCTTGCCACGACACAGAGAACGAATAGGTTACTGGGTAAGCGGTAGCTTCCACATCCCCACGGAACTGTGCATCCAAACCCCACCAAAACAGGCGCTTGTAAATGGAGCTGGCCTGGTAGTTGAAGTTCTTGGTTTGGATAATACATTCCATGTCTTCGGCAGCCGTAGTTGTGGCATCCGTAATAAACAGGGTAGGAGCAGAGCGTGATCCGCCGGGGGCGACTGCTGCGGAACTGTGCGTCACCGCGACAGGCAACGATTCGTTACCAGACTCACGGCGCACAATTTTACCTACAGCGCCAAACGTGTCAGATTTCCAGTTTGTCCAAGTACGGGTCCTCAAACTGTACACATAGGTGGTGTCGTAAAAACTGAACACAAGTCGGCGGTTAAATTCCGACACAGCAAACGGCAGGTAAATACCAGACGTGGTACCCGCCTTGAACGGTACCTTCACGTTAATCTGGGCGGCGCGGTTGTTACTGAACTCGTAAGCCTTGTCCTCGTACATGAAATAAATGAACGACTCGAACTGGTCTAACGCTTCTTTAGAGTTGAGCCCCACATTCGGTACTACCAGTGAGATGGTGGCTGCTGCCGGGTCGGACGTGTACTGCAAACCGTAAATCGAGTTGACACGGAAAATAAGGAGCGTGTTGAAGTACACAGCCAACTGCACAATGTTCTGCCCGTCGCCAGAACCCACATCCACAAAATCGTTGACGGCCACCCACAGTGCCGGGTCAGCCAGGGTTTTAGATCGGTACAACCGTGTGCCCTGGTTGGTGCTGTCTTTACCTTCCGCAACCCACAGGCGGCCTTTGAACGACACAATGCTGTCACCTAACGGCATGTCGTTGTCTGCGGTAAATCCACCACTAGGAGTCCAGTACCCGCCAGGCGTGAGGCTTCCGACAGGTGCGGTAATCCAGGCTTTGTCATCGAACTGCACCATTGCAGCACCGGACATTGTGGCGGTAATCAAAGTCCACGTGTTGCCGTCAAAAGAATAAGTTGAGTTGTTTCCGTCACTAGCCAGCAGGTACGAGGTTCCCGTAGCCGTGTAGTAGTACCCAAGAATGTTGATGTTACCTGTGGCGCTCAACGGGAAATTGACACCCAAGTTTTCAATAGGCGGGCGTGACTTTAGTGACCCATCCAAATCCAGCTCAAAGTTTTGACAAACCGTCAACTCGTTATCGGCAATCGCGGTAGGGTCACTGAACGTGTTTAGGCCACCAATGAACGGCCCCACCTGAATTGGCGCACCTGGCATGAGACCCCCTAGTAAAGCTCGTAAACAGTCGCAGTTCCATACGTCATCGTTGCGGCTTCACGTTCCGTCTCCCCACGCTCAGCAACCGAAGTGCTGTACTCGGCCTGCTTCAACGCCATCATCTCAGCATTCTCGTCCATCTCGTAAGCACGCATCAAAACGTAATTACAAACATCAGTAAAACACTCGTCAGGCACCGCAAGAACATCCGACAAAGACGTTGTTACATCGGTGGGTTGTGCTGTGTAACGAATCAGCATCGTATAGTTCTTGTTCGGTATAGGCCAAAAAGTAACATCCCCGCCCCAGCTGTACCAAAACTGTGGAGCACCCGTCTCCAAGCCCTCAGGGTCAGCCAACGAAATAGATTCTTCGGCCTGCGAAACAGGAATATCCCCAACACGCCGACCATCCAAAAGAATAGAAGCAATCGAGTCAATCCTAGGAGTAACCGCCGACAAACTGTACGTTGCTGTCCCACCGATCACATTCACAGTAGCTGTCGTCTGCAAAACCTGGTTTTGTTTAGAAATATCAACCTGTGCCTCGTTAATCCAACGAGTAATATCGTCATTCGTTAACTGAACACCGGACTCGTCACCGAAAACACGCTTAACCTGGCTCTGTACGTCGCCAACGGTTTTAGTAGGGGAACTATAACTCATCGCTCAAACTTCTTTCCATTATGAGTGACCGTGTGGAGCTTGTTCCGTCCCCCGCTCGCAAGAAATTCTATGTGATCCAGTCTATCTTCTAAATCATCTTCCTGTCTTTTGAAATCCAGAAGTTTTTTAGCATTCTCTTCCGCCTCAATACGTTGCAACACGTTCTCAGCGCCGTGACGCACAATATCCCCGTCAAACAACCACGCCAAAACCTTATGTGGTTGCTTCATTTCCTCCTCCGACAGGTAACGCACCACATATTCAGGTAGATTATCTGGCCGATCCAAAATTGCCCACGGTTTTTGTTTCTCTTCCGGTGTTGTACGGTCTTTTACCGGAATGTAGACCAGGTTGTACGTGGGTTTGAGGTCTTTGAGCACTTGTGCAAGGTGCATGTGGTCTTCTCGGACGAACTCTCCGAGGTCAGGGTTGTATACGTTGGGTGATTGTCCTAAAAATGTTTCCATGTAGGACAGTTTAGCTTATACGCCAGCTAAAGCACCCCATGTAACGGGTCCTGTGAAAGCGTCGCTAGCATTCTCCCACTCACCAGACGTACCGTTGTATTTCAGAACCTGCCCGTTAAGGGGAGTGTCAATGTCTGCGGTCAGAATCTCTTTACCCGCGTTATCAGAGTAAAAACGGTACTCGTAATCGGCAAGACTCAAACCTGCCGGAAGCGCTGAAGCTGCTTGGTAAAAAAGAAGTTTATTCTGCATATTTTTATTCTACCTCGATTAACTGTCGTCCACTATATATGTTCCCGCAATGTGAAAATTATCTGCCGTCGACAAGGTTACGGGGCTTGAAGAAGTAAAAGCCACATCCTGTACGCTGCTACTTACTTTGTCAGAGCTGAAAAGCTGCAATTCGTCCGACCCCGCATTTACATGCCCAGAAATATGATACTGGATAGCACCATGGTGCAAACAACCGTCTCGCAAAATGTAATCATACTTTGATGCAAAAGGCAGAGTCACGTAATACTGACCTGTACCAAACGTAAGAATGTTGTCAAAATCAACTTGAATTTCAAAATGAATTGTATGCCCAAGAATCACATAATGGCCAGAAAATAGCGGGTCGCCACTAAACGTCGGCTGTGTACCAGAAGTTCCGCCCGCAACAGTGTAAGACTGTTCAATACCCATGTAACGGTT